TGACATCATTTGCAACCACTCTGCTATATTTGCCTGATAATAACGCCGCGTGGGTAATGGCACATCCCCCGCAAAAAACATCATACAGGACAGGGGCGGCCGGCAGAACATCAAGAATCTTTTTCGCTATCCTGTTTTTTGAGCCTTTATACGGCAGGCCGTAATTCATCGCGCAGCCCTCCTGACTGATAAAACATCATTCTTGCGCTCAATGGTCAGATAATAACCAACGGCGGCCAGGGCGGGTTCCATGTCGCAGGCGTGGATTTTTTCCCCGGCCTGTAAAAATCCCCTTTCCCGCAGCGCGGCAGTTAAAATATCCGCTATATCGAAAATATCAAGCGTGATTTTTGATGTTATAAACTCTTCGCGTGTCATAATCACATTACAAAAATCATAGCAACAAGCACCGCGGCGCCTGCCATCATCACGCCCAGGAGCAGCGCCGCTATATCAGCGGACCCGCCCTGAAGGAACATCTTCCGCTCGGCGGCACGGCGGGTGACGAGCCCGGGCAGGACTTTGCCGTCGGAGTGGCACCAACGTGGAAACTCGTTCGCCGCTCCTTTGTAGTCTCCGGCCTTCAGCTTGCGGCGGAGCGTACTGGTGTTGTACTGGCGGATGCCGTCCCTGAGATTGAAAATCCAGCTGCACAGCGCGTCGAACTGGCACTGGAGCACGCCGTCCTCGCCGAGATCTGCTGTCAGGTGGCGCTCTATCGGCGCAAGGTCGTCTCTGATGAAGCGCTCGGCGTCGGCCCTGGTAATCACCTGACCACGCTTCACACCTTTGGTATGCCCCCAGCCGATTGTCCATACGCCGCCGTTTGCGTCCCAGTATGACTGGAGCCTCAGCCCCTCAAAAGATTTGATAAGGTCAAGCCCATGCTCACTTATCCTCATTGTGTCTCCTCGCACAGCGCACAGGCTGTGCTATAAGTCAGTCCCAGTGCGCGAGCCATTGCCG